ACTACCGCGAGGTCGTCATCACCGTCCCCCGCCAGTCGGGGAAGACCAGCCTGATCCTCCCGGTCGCCGTCGACCGCGGGATCGTGCCGTGGCCCCAGGGCCGGCAGCGCAGCGTCTACGCCGCCCAGACCCGCACCGACGCCCGGACCAAGCTCGTCGAGGAGCAGTTCGAGATCCTCGGCGGCTCCCCGCTGTCGGGCTTCATCCGCGGCGAGATGCGCAAGGCCGCCGGCACCGAGGGCATCACCTGGCGCAACGGCAGCCGGCACGGGCTGATGGCCACGAAGAAGACGTCGGGCCACGGCCGGACGATCGATCTGGCCATCCTCGACGAGTTCTTCGCCCAGATCGACGACCGCCTCGAGCAGGCCGTGCGACCGGCGATGATCACCCGTCCGGCCGCCCAGCTGTGGGTCGTGTCCACCGCCGGCGACTCGATGTCGGTCCCGCTGCGCGCGAAGGTCGACCGCGGCCGCGAACGGGTGCTCGCCGGCACGTCCTCCCGGATTGCCTACTTCGAGTGGTCCGCCGACGACGACGCCGACCTCGACGACCCGGCCAGCTGGTGGGCGTTCATGCCCGCCCTCGGGCACACGCAGACGGAGGCCTCCGTCGCCGGCGAGCGCGAGGGCATGGAGGACGACGAGTTCCGCCGAGCCTTCGGCAACCAGTGGCGCGACGGGCTCAGCGCGCAGCAGGCCATCCCCGCCGAGGACTGGAAGGCCTGCTCCGACGCCGGCGGTCAGGTCCTGGAGGACGGCACGATCAGCACCGGCGCCGCCCCGAACGGCAAGGTCGCCTTCTCCTTCCACGTCAACGCCGAGTCCTCGGCCGCCTCGATCGCCGTGGCCGGCCGCACCGTGGCGGGCAACCCGACCGCGCAGGTCATCGACAACCGCCCCGGCACCAGCTGGGTCATCCCGCGGCTGAAAGAGCTGCAGGACCGCTGGGCGCCGCTGGCCACCGCCTTCAACCCGGTGAGCCAGACCGGTGCGCTGCTCAACGAGGCGATCGCCGCCAAGATCGAGCCGCTGATCGCCGCGCAGGCCCGCGACTACGCCGCGGCCTGCGGTGCCCTCTACAACGCTGCCACCGCCCAGCCCAGCGACGGGGGAGTCCTGCTGCCCCCGGTCTTCCGGCACCGCGACCAGGGCGTGCTCAACGCCGCGCTGGCCGGCGCCGGGAAGCGCCGCCTGGGCGACGCCTGGGCCTGGGAAGAACGCGGCACCACCGTCGACATCTCCCCGCTGATCGCCGTGACCCTGGCCAGCTGGGCCCACGACCGCGAAGCGGTCCACGACATCGACCTGCTCCAGACCATCTGGTGAGAGGAGACCCGCCATGACCCGACTCCGTACCGGCCTGCGCCGCCGCGCGGCCGCCCTGGCGCTAGCAGCCGCGGCCCCGGCCGGTCGGCTGCTCCGCGGCCTGCCCGGGCTGGTGGCCATGGCCTGCGCCATCGCCGGAGTGGGCCTGCTGCTCGGCGCCGGTGCCGCGCTGCTGGCCGCAGTGCCGTTCCTGCTCGCGCTCGACAACCGGGCCACCTGATGGGCCTGTTCACCGGCGGCCGCGCGCAGCGGTCCTCCAGCCTGTCCACCGTCATCGACGCCGCCACCGGCGGCCGCGGCCGAGGCGCCGGCGGCTCCCCGGTCCCGGTCGGCTGGTCCGGCGCCCAGGCCATCCCAGCCGCGCTGGACGCCGTCCGGCTCCGCCACGACCTGATCGCCACCATGCCGGTGCAGGTCTTCCGGCAGACGAAGGGCGGCCGCGCTCAGCGCATCGACACCCCGGCCGTGCTCAAGCAGCCCGGCTACGCCGGCGCCCCCGGCAACCTGGGCATCATCAGCTGGCTGGCCGCCAGCCAGAAGAGCCTGGACCTGCGCGGCAACGCCTACGGGATCATCGTCGACCGGGACGGCCGCGGCCGTCCCACCCAGATCGAGCTGCAGCACCCCGACACCGTCCGGCCGATGATCAACCCGGCCGGCGAGCTCGTCTACCGGATCGCCGGCAAGCCGTACAAGCCCCGCGAGGTCTGGCACGAGGTCAGCCACGACGAGCCCGGCTCCCCGCTCGGTCTCTCCCCGATCGCCGTGACCGCCCGCAGCCTGGGCATCCAGCTGGCCGCCGAGCAGTTCGGCGCGGACTTCTTCCGCGACGGCGCGCACCCGACGGCGATGCTGACCAACGACAAGGCCACCGCGATCGACGAGAGCACCGCGGCGATCGTCAAGAGCCGTTTCCTCGCCTCGGTCAACGGCAACCGCGAGCCGGTCGTGCTGGCCGGCGGCTGGAACTTCCAGGCGCTGTCGATCGCCCCCAACGAGTCCCAGTTCCTGGAGACGCTGCAGGACGGCGTCAACCAGGTGGCCAGGATCTTCAACGTCCCCACCGAGCTGATCGGCGGCGGCGCCAGCGGGTCCTCGCTCACCTACGCCAACCGCGGCGACCGGGCGCTGGACTTCCTCACCTACCGACTCGGCCCCGCGATCAGCCGCCGCGAGACGGCGCTGAGCCAGCTGGTCGGCCCCGACGAGTTCGTGAAGCTCAACCGCGGCGCGCTGCTGGCCACCGACCAGCTCACCCGCTACCGGATCCACGAGATCGGGCTGCGCAACGGCATCTCCGCCCTCGACGAGGTCCGCGACCTCGAGGACCGGCCCCCGCTCACCCCCGAGCAGCTCGCCGCGCTCAAGGACGCCGGCCTGCTCGGCAAGCCCGCCGCCAGCACGGCCCCGACCCCCGCCACGGAGAAGTGATCATGTCCACCAAGCTGCTGAACGCCGTCCAGGCCGCCGAGGCGCGTGCCGCCTCCATCCGCACCCCAGGTGACCGCCCCTCGGCCCGCCGCGGCGCGGCCGCCGCCGACGCCCCGGCCCTGGTGCGCATGCCGCTGACCAAGGTCGAGTTCCGCGCCGCCGGCGAGGGCAGCAACGAGCTGACCTTCGACGGCATCGCCTGCGCCTACGAGCGGTCCTACGAGATGTGGGACATGTGGGGCCCTTACACCGAGGTGGTCTCCGCCGGCGCCGGCGCGACGACCCTCTCCCGATCCCCCGACGTCGCCTTCCTGCTCAACCACCGGGGCATGACCCTGGCCCGGACCAAGTCCGGCACGCTGACGCTGTCCGAGGAGGACGAGGGCCTGCGCTCGGTCGCCTCTCTCGACGCCCGGATCACCGACGTCCGCAACATCCAGATCGCCGTCGAGCGCGGCGACCTGGACGAGATGTCCTTCGCTTTCCGGATCACCCGCGGCAAGTGGTCCCCGGACTACAGCGAGTACCGGATCGAGGAGTACGACCTCGACCGCGGCGACGTCTCCGTCGTCAACTTCGGGGCCAACCCGCACACCTCGGCGGCGCTGCGATCCGGCCAGGTGCTGGCCGGCCTCGCCGACCTCGACGACGAGGACCTCGAGCGGGCGGCCGCGCTGCTCGGTGCCCGCCGCAGCCAGCGCGCCGCCGGCGGCACGGTGGCCGGCATGGGCGCCGACGAGCTGGCCGCGCTGCTAGCCGACTGCGCCCCGCACCCGCTCGCTGCCCGCTTCGGCGCCTGACGACCCGACGCATCGTCAGCGGACAGCAAGCCGCTGACCAGCGCCGACTCCCATGATTCGGGTATCTCGCTGACGAAACCGCGAGCCTTCTGGGGGTGCCGCTGACCTGCGGCGAGACTCCGGAACTGGTGAGCACTGTGCGTCGCCGACTGCTCAAAACTGAGCAGTCGGCAGCCCCTCCGGATCGCCCCGCTCCGGGGCCTGGCACGGCCGCTCGCCTGACCCGCACGGGCGCGACCGCACCCCGATCACGAGAGGCACCGTCATGAACCCGGAGCAGATCCGCGCTGCGATCACCGCCGCGCTCGCGCAGCGCAGCACGCACGAGCAGACCGTCACCAGCGTCCGCGCGGCCATCGGCACCAGTGCCGCGTCCGAGGAGCAGTCCAACCAGCTGCGCGAGGCCCGCGCAGCCGTCGCGGCCGTCGACACGAAGATCGACGAGCTGTCGGCCGACCTGTCCGCCGCCGAGGACGAGGAGCGCCGCGAGGCCCGCGCCGCCCAGCTGCGGCGCGAGCTCGTCCCCGCCGGCGCCGAGCAGCGGGCCGAGCGTCCCGCCGGCGGCGCCCGGGTCCTCGGCGAGGAGCGCACCTACACCTCGCAGAAGTCCTCCCGCGGGATCGCCTCGTTCTTCGTCGACCAGTACCGGGCCAACCAGGGCGACATGACCGCGCGCTCCCGCCTCGAGCGGCACGCGCAGGAGGCCCGCGTCGAGGGCGAGGGCATGAGCCAGCGCGCCGCCGGCACCGGCGACTTCGCCGGCCTTGTCGTCCCGCAGTTCCTCATCGACCTGGCTGCCCCGGTGCTGCGCACCGGTCGTCCCGCGGCCAACGCGGTGCAGAACCTGCCCCTCCCCGAGCAGGGCATGACCCTGGTCATCCCGCGCGGCACCACCGGGGCCCGGACGGCCTCCCAGGCCACCGAGAACACCCAGGTCGAGAACAGCGACCCGGAGTACCTGGACCTCAACGTCCCGGTGGTCACGGTCTCCGGCGAGCAGGACGTGTCCCGGCAGTCGCTGGAGCGCGGCGCCCCGGGCATCGACGAGATGCTCTACCTCGACCTGGCCGCGTCGTACCACTCGGAAGTCAGCCGCCAGGTCGTCAACGGCTCTGGCGTCGGGAACCAGATGCTGGGCATGCTGCAGACCGCCGGGCGGCTCCGGTCGGCGGCCTACGGTGCGGCGATCACCCCCGGCGCGTACAACCGGAAGGTCGCCGGCGGGATCGCGAACATGGGCGGCACCACCCGGGTGGCCCCCGACCTGGTCATCGCACACCCCAGCCGCTGGGGCTGGCTGACCAGCGGCGAGGACTCCCAGGGCCGGCCGCTGGTCGTCCCCGGCGTGGGCGGCCCGATGAACGTCGTCGCGCTCAACGCCAACCCGGGCAGCTACGGCGCCTCCGGCGACGGCACGGAGACCGGCACCTTCACCACCCAGGGCTCGATCCAGGGCCTGCCGCTGCTCACCGACGGCAACATGCCCACCGAGGTCGGGACGAACGACGAGGACGTCTCGGTGGTCATCGACCGCAGCAACTGCCTGCTGTGGGAAGAGGGCAACGGCCAGCCCAAGCAGCTGCGCTTCGAGCAGACCAAGGGCAACAGCCTGACCACCACGCTGATCGTCTACGGCTACGTGGCCTTCACCAGCGGCCGCTACCCGAGGGCCGTCGCCCAGATCGGTGGCGCCGACACCGAGGCCGGCTACGGCCAGGTCGCCCCGACCTTCTGAGCCTGACCGCTCACGCCGCGGGGCGCCCGAGTTCATGCCCGGGCGCCCCGCGGCGCAGACCACGCGACCAGCCGCCCGGGAGGCAGCGCATGTCGAAGACCCCGGAGATCGACGACTCCGTCGCCGAGAACTACCGGCAGCTCCGCGCCGAGTCCGGCCGCAGCTGGACGGAGATGGCCGAGCAGTTCGACCGTGAAGCTGCGGCGCTGCCGCCCGTGCACGGCGCCCCGTACCTGGTGCTGGCCGCCTGGGCCCGCGCCCAGGAGCCGGACACCGAGCCCGACACCGAGCCCGACACCGAGCCGGACACCGAGCCCGACACCGAGCCGGACACCGAGCCGGACACCGAGCCGGACACCGAGCCCGACACCGAGCCCGAC